CGAAGCCAATGATGATGAAGTCGACACCGAAGCCGAGGAGGAGGATGAGGATGATGATGATGTCGATATATTATTATTTAAGAACGATGATACCTTGGAGGAAATTAATATAAATGAAATAATTACTACGGATTATCAGGAACCCAATTATAAAAACATGGTAGAATCAATTAAGGTTGAATTGGCCGAATATAAAAATAATTATAAAAAAAAGGAAGATGAATTATCCGATTTAAAAAACTCAATACGGAATTATATTAATAAATAAATAAGATTTATTATTATTATTATTATTATCTATTTAATTCTTTTTATTACAATTTTTTTTATATGATATATTATATAATGCAGTTTTTAGAAGATAAAATGACTAAAATCAGTTTGTTAGTTGTCGTATCACTTGTTTCATTATATTTAGTTAAAATGAATGAAAAGAAATTGGGAAAAGACACAACCCTTCTTATTATGGCTATAGTTGTAATGACCTGTGTATATTTGGTATTTACGGTAAATAATGAAGATTCGAATGAAAGTTTCTTTGTCGATGATGCCACACAATCTGATGGAACAGAATCTACGGCAAGTGAACCGGTTGGCGCCGCACCCGATACACCAGATAATGCTCCAGTTGAACCAGACCAAGCACCAGTTACAACCGAAAATGTTTCCACCGACCAAAATGCCGTTACAACCGAATCTCCACCACCAGCCGGAGTTCAAAATTCCGAACAAATGGGATCTAATGAAGATTGGAAATCCGTTGAAGGATTGGGTGCCAACGCAAATCAAGTTCCACAAGAATGTTATCCTAAAGATGTTTTGTCGCCAGAAGAACTTTTACCAAGAGATACCGAAAGCACATGGGCAAAAAGTGTTCCTGCCGGACAAGGTTCATTAAGTGACCAAAACTTCTTAAATGCAGGTTTCCATGTTGGTGTTAATACGGTCGGACAATCCTTAAGAAATGCTAATAGACAAATTCGATCCGACCCTCCATGCCCACAAGTTAAAGTAAGTCCATGGATGCAAACAACCATTGAACCAGATACAAATAGAAAACCAATGGAAATTGGAGTATAGATTAAAAAATATATAATAAAAAATATATTATTTTGATTTTTTTTAAGATTTATTTAGATTTATTTTGATTTATTTTGATTTTTTTTTGATGATTTAGATTTAGATTTTGATTTAGATTTTGATTTTGATTTTGATTTTGATGATTTAGATTTAGATTTTGATGATTTTGATGATTTTGATGATTTTGATGATTTTGATGATTTTGATGATTTAGATTTAGATTTAGATTTAAATGTAGAATTTTGTTTCAGTTTTTTTTGAAGTTTTGATAAATTATTTTCTGAAAAATTAACGAGATTTGATAATGTCCGATCAGAGTCGTATGTACCAATTTCTTTATTATTATTATACATTTTAATAGTTGGAAACCCTTCTATATCTTGTGTAGGACTGACCTGTCCCATATAATCATCATTAACTTCCGCGATATTTAATCCATTTCGGGTGTTACCATACTGAGATATATATTCATTCCATAATGGTTGGAATTGTTGACACGCACCACACCATGGTGCTTTATATAATACTATCCATATACCTTTTTTAAATTTGTTATCAAACTCTGCGAACTTATCGTTATTGTCTACTATAATATACATAATATAAGGTTATAAAATAAATTTACTACTATTATATATATAGATGAAACTGAATTATAATATAATAATCATTTTAATAATTATCATTGTTACAATAGTTATCTATCACAAATCAATAGAAGGATTTCAAACATCTACCTCTCCTTCTACAACACCACGTATTGATTATACATCCTATGTAAAACTCCTTACCATCGAAGATCCTACACATGAATCACAGTGGGTAGTCGATTCATCCGTCATTGATTTCGATTCAAGCTCAACATCTGCCAATGGTATTGATCCCGATGCTGTATTATTGGTAGGCACTCACCGTGATATACTTTATGAAATCGATGAAATAATAAAAATGGAACTTGCAAATATATATGAATCATGATAGGCTTTAATTTAGTTGCTTTTATAATAAATATATGTTGATATTGTATAATATTATGACAACATCCCGCTATATCAGTCTAAACTTACCAGACGATTTAAATATTACAGATACTTCCAATATAATTGCGAGAATAAATGATTATTTAGTTACTGTTGGTGTAACCAATACGCATTTAAATCATAGTATCCCACAAACAACAACAACAACACCAACAACAACTCCGAGTGCCTCCGTAACAACAACTCAGAGTGCATCCGTAACAACCACTACACCCATTTATGAAGAAATGGACGATGAAGTATCGACGACTGAAACACCTCAATATAACACCGGGATATTTGGGGGCTTAACACCATCCAGATTTCTCGCCGTGTTTAAATCATTGACTTTGGATGAACTCATAACTATATTAGTGTTATTATTAAATATCGATTTGGATAAAGATGGCACACCCGACGTATTCCAATTAATAAAAGGAATCAAGGATTATATATATGGTAATCCCGAATATGATATTAATACCGACGACGAACTTAATAACGAAATACAGAATAATACCAATTCTAATTCTAATAATGAACTTTCTGATAATGCTCAGGCCGTATTAAATCAAAATAGTCAATTGTTTGAAAGGTCTCGAATATTATCCGATTTATTTAATTCGCGTGAACGACAACAATATGGACATCATCAACGCTATCAACGTTATCGAGACTGGGAATTACAGCTACAAGATCGCGCTGAAAGACGTGCCGCAGAGGAACCAAGACGCCCATCCGAGAGTGAAGATAAATATACGCGGGAAATAACACGCCTTAGAGAACAACTACTTGAAAAACAACAATCCGCAAGCGAAACATCATTTAACAGTAGTTTCGTCCCAGGTTACGCTTATACAAATCCGCAATTTTGGGAATCTGAAAAAAGTCCACCCCCTGTATGTATTGCTGATAAATATTCAATTAAAAGTCCAGCATTAGTTTTATGGGATGGTTTGGCATCAAATGCTCTCAATATACAAAAGAATATATTACCAGAATTTACTTATGCCGAAAAAACCGCACGTCAACAGGAAATGGATTCTTTTGAAGATAATAAACGTCGCCATTGTAATAACTACTGTAGTGATAATTGTAATAATGAATTATGTCATGCTTTAGAATGTCCAAAATGTCGCAGATAAATTATTCTTTTTTTTATTTTTATATTATATTATGAGCACACATGTTTTAGTAAATAAATTACCATCCTTAAGTACTGATCCATTAATTCATGGTAATTTTAATTTTTCAAATAATACTTCAGTCTCGCCCATTAAAAATATAGTTATAGACACCCAACGAGCCGGTTATAATGATTCAGTCGATTTACATGGCATGACAAACTATGGTAGTTTAGAAGACCCATCTACCCCCATAGATTTAACGGGAGATATGGGAACATTATCGCCATTAATCGGTGGAAACCCAATTGATTTAATGGGACATATGGGATCACCTCCGCCGATGGAATTAACCGATATAGGTGGTTCATTAACTGTGGATACTGAACTGCCAACACCTACAATGGAACCGTCCGATATATTAATAGGAGGAAACCCACTTGATTTAACGGAACATATGGTATCCACAGATACACCCACAGATACATCATTCGATTTAATAGGCGGAAACCTTGTTGATTTAACGGAACATATGGTAGCGGCAGATACATCCGTAGATACATCCGTAGATACATCATTCGATTTAATGGGCGGAAACCTTGTTGATTTAACGGAACATATGGTATCCACAGATACACCTGTAGATACATCAGTATATACACCTGTAGATACATCAGTATATACACCTGTAGATACACCTGTAGATACATCAGTATATACACCTGTAGATACACCAGTCGATTTAATGGGTGGTTCTATGGATTCTACACCTTTAGATTTAACAAAAGGTATAGACAATAATCCAAATACTGAACTGACCAATAATTATACGAGTGTATCATTACAACAAGATACGACGGCATTACAACCCATGGACACACCTAATTCACACACCATAGCCACAACATTAGATAATTATATAACATCAATGACGGCTGGAGGAAAGAAACAAAAATATAAAGAATTTGAATATACCGCAAATATAACGGACGATTATACGAAATATTTGGATAAGTATACCATATTCCATAATGAACAAAATAGTAAAGTGAATTTAAAAAAATATAAATATGCTGTTGATAAAGGTCATTTAACAAAAACCAATTCTAAAAATACTAAATTAATCGATATTCAACAACCGAATTATATAGATATTAAAAAACTTAATATGACACTAAAGATTGATATGGACGCATTATTATTTGAAATGAAAATGCTTCGTAATGAAATATTAATTAGTAGAAACTTAAAAAAACTCGAAGCATTTAATAAATTAAAAAAAGAATATATCGCCTTACTTGATGTTAAGGATAAGGTATCGCATTATTATAATGAAGTCAATAATATTAACGAAAAGGATTTTTTATTGAAGTCCCTTATTAATAATAAGATAGAATCAAAACTTAAATTAGAAGTATTATTATCCGAAATTAAACAAGCTAATATTCGAAAAGAAAGTGTTCGCGATAAATGTATTGAGTATATAGAATCTAATAAGATTCATCATATAGATTCGCAAATACGGTCTTTACAAGATACACCCCCCATTAATAGTATAATTACTTATACCGATGATAAAAATATAGAAGACGAGTCGTCCGATATTCCTAATGAATCGAATGACCTCAATGAGTCCTTTTTAAATATTGAAACCTTAAATATAGATAATGATGATTTAGCACAATTACAACCCGAAGATGATCCAGAAGAAATTAGTTTTTATGAAAATAAACCAGAAGTTAATCCAGAAGATTTAAATATACCTTTGTCACCCACTGTAAATGATAAAACTAAAAATAAAAAATCATTAAAAAAAGCTTTATTAAAACCAGCGACAAAAAAAACACCAAAAAAACGTAAATTAAAGATTATTAAAGGCACCAATAGTATTCCAGCCGGAACGGAACTCCATAAATCATCACTTGAAGCGTCGGTATTCTCTAAGGATGGTAAAAAACATAGAACCTCGGCGGGGGTTCCGACAAAAGATGGTAAATGCGTCTTCCCTTTTAAAAATGGAAAAAAATATATAACCAAAGAAGATGGCTGTATAGGTAGTAAAACCGGCGATTGGTGCGCTACCGAAGTCGATAAAAATGATGATTATAAAATAAAGGCATTCGGCTATTGTAAATAATAGTTAGTAGGCTATTGTAAATAATAGTTAGTAGGCGGTTATTTTTCAATAGAAAAGTATAGTATATAATTATTAATATTTATAAAACAATGAATGCTGTAAAAAATAACATCTATAATTTCGTAAAATGTTTCTGGTATTGTAGGATAACGCCACCATATATTATTTATAGTATTGAGGATTGTAATTCGGAACCGGAATATATAGATATGTATGAAGAAATTCAATAGTATAAATACCATAGAGTATTACCATCAATTATTACCATAGAGTATTACCATCAATTATTACCATAGATTATTATCATCGATTATTATATAAATGGAAAATTACAATTATTTTTTGATATCACTCGCATTATGTTTACTTATTATCCATTTAGTCGTTCCATATCCAACTATTATTTTTAAGAGAAAAGAAATTAAATAATATATTCATTAAATATAATGATTAGGTTGTTATATAGTTCCTTGGGTGTGTTGTTATCCGTATTATTCTATTATTTTATTTTACAGAGAAATAATATAATTATTAACGAACATCAATGTTCTTTTGCTAATAAAACGCATTGTTTCGTTTAATTTCGCAAATATTTTTGTAGAAAATAATTATCATGAGCAAATCTACACCACTGTCACAACTTCAACAAAATAATAACGCAGCCGATAACGATAACGAATTGGTAGACCAAATTTTAAGAGAAATTGGTGACAATTCGGAACAAGCGCCGCCAAATAACCAGCAGATGCAACAACAACAACAGCAAATGGAACAGCAACAGATGCAGCAGCAGCAGATGCAACAGCAGATGCAACAGCAGATGCAACAGCAGATGCAAATGGATCAGCAGCAACAGCAGCAACAGCAGATGCAAATGGAGCAGCAGCAGCAGATGCAACCAGAATATGAACAAGACCAACAACAGCAATTAATAGAACAAGAGCCAGCCGAGTTAAGTCTCATAGACAGTTTTATGGCTGAAATGAAATCGATAATTATGGTCGGCGTTATA